CTACTAGGATTCTCTGCATCATTACCTGTATAGAAAGGTGTAAATGCCATTGTTGGTTGACTACATACTAGATTTCCAAACTGCAATTTACCTGTCATTCCATTATTAACATTCATATTCTGATTGATAATACTAGAGTTACCAATCGCTTTTGGTTGAGCCTGTACGTTTGTATCGCCTTCGGCTTTTGCTTTACTGACTAAAGACAGACAAAGAAGTGATAACGCTAGTAGTCGTAATCGCATCATTCTGAGTTATTGTTTCTAGTTTAGTTCCTGATGCTCTGGTAGTTATAGCTAACGACCAATCAGAAGTAACAGTTTTAGGAGTAAAAACTGCGTCTGCGTGTGCTATACCGCCACTAGAAGCACTCGTAACTTCTATATTTGATGCTTCCCAGCTGGACAGGGCAGACCCAAATTTTTCTGTCACTATGCTGCGAGTTATAGTCTGAGTAGTATTTTCAGTTCTATTAGATGAGCCAGTAGTCCACGTTGGTACTCCGTTTGCATAGCAAGGAGCAATTAAAAATAAACCTAGTAAGAGTAATTTCTTCATGGGTTTTCTGGTTTTTCTTTATTATCCACTATTTTAGGTGGTTTTGCATTGCCGTTATTGTTACCCTTCTTACCAATAGACAATCCTAGTGAAGCAGTACTTGCCGAAAAAATCGAAGCTATGAAAGTTGGGTCAAAATCTACTATCTTTTTACCATCTGGAGGCTCGTAGTATGAAAGTGTTAATAATCCTGCCGACCACAGAAGTATAGAAACTTTTACGATAGTCTCTATCTTGCTAGTTTCCTGTTCATCCATATTAAAAAAACTGCCTTAGTGTGTGAGGAGTAAGCGGTTGACCACTGCTTTCTTCAAGGCAGCTATGACAAACGTAGCAAATATTGATATGTTGTAAAGTATTACTCCTTTAAGGTATGTTAAAACTTTTAAAACCAATTCTTTTTAGATTCTTTTCTACGACTGCTGTAAAACGACTTTTGGTGGATATGCTTCGCACGATTTCTAAGCAGACCTCGAATAGTCTGGACGACAAAGCTGTAGACATTTTAGAAAAGCAATTATTCCCTAAGTAATTAAAGTTTTCTTACTGTAGGAAATTTTGGAAATACTTGAAATGCTTTTACTTCAAAGTCTAAAACTTCCCAATCTTGTGTAAATTGAGCAAGCTTTACGGCTTCTTCTTCGTTTAGTGCCTGGATTACAGTTTGAAATCCTGTGGCGTTTATTTCTTCCAAGCCTATGTAAACGGCTGGAACTCTAATCACCCAAGCTCTGATTTTCAAATCCTGCAAGGGAGATCCATCCTTCCTCCGTTTCGGCTTGCGGAATTTGATCCAGGGGGAGGCCCAAAATTCTTGCATCTAAAGCTCCTTGTATATCTCCATTGTAAGCAGCAATTTCAAGATCCCACAACTCTGCGTTACGTTCTTGCATTGCGTTCTCTTCATCTATAGCTAAAGAATCGTTCCAATATTCGACTGCTCCAGCCAAAGCATCGAGCCTATCGTCATGTTGTAGTGAGTTTCTATCGACTGTTAAATGGGTTAATTGATGGAATAATTGATAAGCCAGGGATGTTTCTACGCTATCTTCGTCTTTTGCCTTGCTATCGTTCTCGACAACCGACCTATTTATAATTAATCGGTGTTGGTTCATCACAGGTTCTAGCGCATTTATAATTCTTCTTTCTTTTTGTACGTTACTTCTAGCTGGTTCTACAGTACATGGGTATATTCTGCGCAAATATGGCTGCAAAAGGCTCTGTAACATCCCCTGACCAAATTGATCTTCTAGGATGATTAAGTTTACCTCTTTTCTTCTAGCAGCTTTTGCAAGCCCTTCTAAGACAGGCTCTGTATATCCTTCTCTAAACGACCCTACCTCTAATACAAATAGATTTCCATTTAGTTGAGCGACTATAGCGTATGCTGTTTCATCCATACCCTTACCAGAAGGGTCAACAAACATCACACATCCGTCAAACTCTATCCATTCTCCGTGTATATAAGCTGGTCTGTGGTAGTAATCTCCACTAAATCCTACAGCTGGTAAGTCTCCTATCCTATATTCTGCACCTGACGACCATATAATTTTCTCTGGAGCGTGGTCATCGACCTCCATTACGACTAAATCTGATAAACGTAAAGGGAATCTTTGTAAATCTGACAGGCTAGTGTCTAGTTGAAACTGTAAAACAAACTGTGATCGACCATAACTGGCTTCTCTTTCTAACAAATCTATCTCAGAAAACCTATCTGGGTCTGTAGGTTTACCTGGATTATCCTTACATCCGTCTAAAATTACCTGGGCTAACGCATCTCCGTACTTTTCTGGCTTCTTTGGGTAACGACTTGTCCATATTTTGCAGTCATATCCTCTCATTCTTAGCTTGTTGTAAATACTTTCCTCTGTTTGCGGTGTACCTAAGAACAAAATATCTCCACCAGGTTTAAGAATAGCGTTAAATTCACCGACACAAGCTATAAGTTTCTCTCTCATGCCTACTGTCCAGGCTGTATTCGGTACTTCACAGTCATCAGCAAGTATTAAATCAGCACGACTACCTGTTAACTGTCCAAAAACACCCACACTTTTCACAGATGCAGATTGATCTGGGATAGCTGGCCTTACATCAAACCTGTTACTCGCACTTCTTTGCTCTTCTCGGTCAGGTTCTAAGCATTGCAGTATAGGCATCTCTCTAATAAGCCGTAAACAAAATTGTGCAAAGTCATCTGCCCTGGTCTTCGAGGCCGACACTACCATTATTTTCTTCTGTGGATCATTCCTTAGTAACCATAAAGTGTAAGCAGCTGCCATCCACGACTTACCCACTCCTCTAAACGCTTCAATAATCCTACGTTTCTGTCCATCTTGCATATACCCTGCAATATCTAACTGTATAGGTGTTGGATTAGGAAGTTGTAGATGCTTCCATACAATCACTAAAAAATATCTAAAGTCTTCATCGTAGGGTTTTGGTAACTTATCCCACTTCTTCATGCAGATTTACGCTTAAAAGCTACGACCTTATCTATATCTGGTAAAGCTTTAGCAAGATCATCAATAGCACTTCCCTCTGTAACTGTAGCTGTTATCTGATTATCCTTAAGAAACTGCCTAATCACATTAAGATCAGCGACTGTCGCCTCTCCACTATCTAACAAACTAGATAAATGTCCAGCAAGATTAGCGTGTAAATTACTTAACTGCTCTGCTACATCTTTTTGTTTCATAACTTTCTGTAATTCTGTAGGGAACTCAACCCACCACGGAAAGATCCCTAAGAGTGTAAATGCGGAGGTAAAACACATCCTTAATATAACACTTATATAACCTTTGTAATAACCTTTGTATTACCCATTGTCCACTATAGAAGAACAGGGAGATATACAGAGAGTAGTCTATCTTAGATATATCTTAGATTTTAGTTAGAAAAATCTGAGGGGTTAACGTATAGACGCTGGTAGGCTTTCACCCCCCTAGGGGGTGTCCAGAATATGTCCAAAATAGTCCCAGGGGGGTCTATAGTCCTTGCACTTACTGGGTTATTAGTCCTTGAAGTATTGTTATATTGACAGTACTACAGGGTTTTTTATGGTTTTATCCTGGATTTCTGGACTATTTATATTTTTATTTAAGATTCTTTGTAAGTCTAGCCGCCCAATACTTGCAATTAGTCAAACTATAGACTAGACTCTAATAAGATTCTAAATAGAATCTAACTATCAACCCACCAGGTTAATTCAAATGATTAATGCGAGAACTCAAAGGTTTCTCAATGAGTATTGGAAACCAAGAATGGGAGAGTTAAAAAAGAACTCTCAAGGATTGTATTTAATTCCAGGAGGTCGAGGATTAGAACCCATGACCAATGAGCAATTAAACAGATACGCTCAATTTATGGGGTATTAAATAATGGCTATCTTTGGATACTTATTCTTAATTGCTTATATTGCATTACTTGCCCAGGCTAACCACGCCTTAACCGAGTACATGAAAAATAGAAAGTATTAAAGAATGAAATTAAATCT